TCCAATATAACTTGTAACAAAAGTACTAAAAACTCCTATACCCGATGCCAAATGTCGATATAATCCACCGGTTACATTTCCCTGAATCTCCCTTATCGCATCACCCTGTACGCCTCCGCCGAAAGGTGGTCTGTTTCCGCCTGTTACGCTTAGGAATTTGCCGCCTAAGACGTAGACGGCATTTATGTATTTTCCTGCGTGATTTCCTTCAGTTATTTGTTCACCGATTTGTAAATCGTCTGTTACTACGATGTCGCCGTTTTGGTTTCTGTATGATAATTTCTGGCAATCTTCTCTAAAGACAGTAGTATCAGATTTTACTTCATCCCATTTGACAGGATCCAGTTCTGCGGGTACTGCGTATGCCGCAGTTTGGGCTTTGAACTTAAACAACTGGTAATCACTGCCATCTATATGGTACATAACAAGCGGCGTTGTGTTAGCCGCAATATTTGTACCGACAAGTGTATAATAATTTACAAATGCTGCCGGAGCTGTATCAGTGATATTATACATAACGGCGCGGTGAGACCAGTTTACCCATCTTCCTTCAAGCCATTTTTCAATAGGATCTTTTTCAGATGGCAGTTGTTGTATAAAATCACCGACAAATTTATCGTGTTTTACTCTCCACTCTTCACCATTCCAGCGCAGGGTAATTGTTTCTCCGATTCGCGTCGATATCGTTCTTGTTTTATCATTTAACACTACATCGCTGTTTGCGTCATTAAAAACGAGTAATTCAACGCCTTTATATGCGCCTTCACCAAGTGTTAATGATGTTATATTTCCTACTAAAGACACAGATGCGTTTGCTTCAACATTAGATGTGTTGGTTGTTTGTGATATTTCAACAGGGCGCTGCCGCAGAAATGGAAGCATTGTGTTTATTACATTTTCCGCAGTTGACAAGCCTTGTTTTTCTCCTTGTTTCTTTATCCCAAAAGCGGTATCAAATGTAGGCATGTTTGGCACCGAGAACCTGTTTAATGTTAAATCTACTGAAGTCATTTCATCCTCCTATTACAGTCCTGACTGCTTCTGCGAATACAGGGCTTTCAAAAATATTAGTTTTAAAAAATTTTGGATCTTGTACATTAAAAATTACCCATGGATATTGATCATCCAGTTTACCCCATGGCCGGCGGAGTGCGGTATTACGGTTAAATATTTCAACATCGAGAGCAATAGAAGGATCAAACATAATTTCATCGATCATTATTAAACTATTTTCATTGTCAATAATGCCTGCTGTAGGGTTTATATCAATTGTTACAGGAATTGTTTGAGCACGGCTCAACCAAAATAAATATTTATTATTTATTAATAGTTTAAGAGTTCTTCCATCTGCAATAATTCCTATATGATACCATTTACCCGGCTCTAGCTCATTTTGATCCAATACAGTTTCATTTATATTACCTTGAAAAGTATTAACAATTTTTACATGAGCAGTTCTAATCTCATTAAACCAAACACCTTCTGTTGGTTCATCGTTTAGCCATACTTCATCTGTCGGCTCATCGTTTAAATAAGGCTCTTTATTTGCAATGATAAATTGTAACTTTTCACTTTCATTGCCAATAGAAAATAAAGTCTGGTTTTCATTCCAAAAATAAAATAGCCAATAATCGAATGTCCAAGCTCCGTTCACATTAAAAGTATTTCATAAACGGAAATTCCCATGCAATGCACGCGCTTCGGTCGCATATGGTGCAATTGCTTTGATAAACAAAGGAACGCCTTCAGCCTCACCTTCCAGTGAACCAAATCCTGTTAACATAAAAAAATTATTTTTATTTTGATCAAGGACATAAGCGCTGTTTGATAAAAATAGCAACTCCTCCTGAACGTCAAGATGAGCAATCATGGTATTTTCTGAAGGAAACGGAGCACCTACATCAAAACCTCCGGCCCGGCGTGATAACATATCAGCATTAGTAATAAACATTTTATCACGTGAAAATACTTGTGTTGCTTCAACTCCTTCAAGTCCTAATCTTGCCATTGTAAGCCATACAGCTTCACTAAAAAATTGAAACGCAATTTGCCGGGCATTCAGGACAGCCCTTGTATCTCCGTCTGCCCACTGCGAGTTTTCGGATGATACGCCGTATCGCGGATCAACTACCAGGCTTTCTGTTAACTTTGCAAAAACACCTAACAATTCCGCTGTTATCAAGGCGTTAGCCGATATAGAGTTTGCAGCGTAATCACCTGTATCTGTCAGCTTTGTTTGAGCACCGGTAATTTCACTCCATTCAGAGACTACATCAAGCATCGTACGCTGTCTTAAGCGGTAATATAAAATTCTTCCGGCCGGTTCATCATCGGTTCCTGCCGGAGGTATATTTGCATGAACAACAAATGAAGCGGCAGTACTAAATACTTTATCTTCCTCTCCTCGCCATGGCGCGCTATTCGGACCGAGTCCGTCAAAACGCGGAGCATACCAGTTGACAGCATTATCTGAAACTTGCAGTTCATACTTTTTAAGGTTAGAAAGGTTTACCTGTTTCATCCATGACAATGATATCGATCGGAATCCTCCGGATGCTGTCAGTTCCAGCCGTACAGGTACCATGACAGCGCCTTCTGCCGTAAAACCGTTTACAATTTCTGTGAACGTTGGACGTGATGCTGCAGCATCATTTATTATTCTGAAACTAGTTTTTTCCGGACCGTTCCAATCACCTTCTGTAATAAATTGCGTCGTTTTCCTTGAAACCCAATTACTTTGCGGTGTAATTAAATGATGCCATCCGTTTTCTGTACCATCACCGATCGGAGGCTGCGGTTCGTCCTCGTCATCATGGTATGTGAGCCATGTATGCAAGACAGTTAATCCGACAGTTCCAGGATCTGCAGCACCGGAAACAGGAGTTACTTTGTTAATAAACTCCAGTAAAATAAAATTTGGAGAATCAATATTAAATATCTCGGGGCTATATTCAACACATGTTAGGGTTGCCTGCAAATTTGCCTGTGGCTGGATATCTGTTATTATTAAATCTATTACTTCATAACCGCGTATACCGAATACGTAAATGTCTCCAATTTGTGGAGTATCATCTTCATTAAAAGCTTCTAAAAAATATATATCATATTGTTGATTAACATATTGTACATCTTTTAAGAGTATAATTCCTTTTAACAAACGCAGTCTAACAGTGTATTGTTTGCCCGGTTCGTATTCAGCCGGTTCGTCAATTCTAATTCCAACACAAAGATCGTTTTCATATAACAAACCTTTAATACGGCCTTGAACAGATCCTGTTAAAGCAATATCGCCTGCATATTGTATCCAGTCGCCTTTATTAACAATTAAATATTCTATATCTGCTTCTATTGTATGTACAAACGGCCTGTTTTTTAAACAAGCATAATTATACATTCCGATACGCCGCGCCTGCACATCATTTGTTATTCCCCAGAGATCAACATTTTGTATTATATCTGGTTCCTTTACCCGATTGCCATCCGGAGTATTAAATACAGATAATTCGTTTCTTGCATACCCGGCGTTTTCATCAATGTAGCGTAATGATATGGCATCCGGGATATCAGCTTTAAGCATTGTAACGCTATAACTGATTGTATTTTTTGGCGTAAATAATTGAAGGTGTGCAGGGCGTTCAATATCCTGTACAACTGATATTTTTGAATCAATTCGGAGAATATCAGCGCGCGCTGTATAACCAATCATACGCATTAGCTCTGCGATTGTTACAGCATCTGAAAGATAAGCATTACAATAATAATCATGTTCTTCGCACCATGTATAAAATGCTTCCACTGATAACCAGTCAATATCATCAGTGTCTACTTCTTGCTGTGCAGGCCTTCCCCATAAAGCATACATAAGCATTGCCGCAGGATTTTGTGTTTCAATAGAATTAAGCCAATATAAAGGTCCTGATCCATCAAGCGAGTGCACAGGCAATTTTGAAACAGCAACATAATTGAAGCTGTCTATGACTCCATTAAGTTTTGCGGTAGCCATTACGCGCATCGTAATAATAATTAAGTCTCTCTGTCTCTCTTCTCGTATTGGACGTATGGATTTAAATGAACGTATCGATCCTAAATGAACCTGATCGATAATTTTGCTGTCAGATGAATCACTTGATGCACGTTCAACTTTGACAGTGTATTGTCCCGGAACAAGGTTTGACATTGTTACCTGATACCGCTTTGTCTTTAATTCAGCCCCAGAGATTGTATTAGAAGATCCGAAAAAATTCCCCAGTGATTGATACGCACTGTCAGGAGCATTTACAGGTTTATACTGCGCAATTACTGTTACCGATGTTGACGTAAGTTTTCCATCATCATTATATTTTCCTATACCGTTTTGAAAAAAGATATCGACATTAATCCTGTCAGTTTTTTCAGGAGTAGTACGGATTATAATGCCTGGTATTTTATTCCCATCACCGCCATCAATTTGATTTTGCAATTGCGCGTTGATCGCATCTTCATGCACGCAATACGGATAAATTTCCGATTTTTCACCGTCCTTTAGAATCTCAAGCTTTATAACCGGATCTTCACCGGCAAGGATTTTATTTATATTATTTGTCCTTGATAATTCGGTAATATTAGTTTCACCTAATTTAATACTTTCAAGATCAATTTCGCAGTCTCTGTAACCGCCGCATAAAATCTGCGTAAAATATTGCTGGTTGCCGATTATTTCCGTGTAGGGGTTTGCGGCCAGATCAGGATAAATCCGATGCCGCCCGAATAAAACAGGTATGCGTCCATGCGGCCTTGCCTGGTTTTTAGCTCCTCTTATCGATGGATCATTTTCCGGGTTTTCTCTGCTTGCAATAGAAGGTATCTGATACTTTTTATCTAAATAAGCACCTAATAAAACGACGCCTCCGCCAATCATTGTAGTTATGCCTACTCCCATTATCACATAACCAATAATTGCAGCAGTTCCAAAACCAAAACCAAACGAGAGAGCTAATAAAAATCCAAAGATTAGAGGGAAACTTCCTATACCTTTTAACTGATAACCTGCCATTTCTCCGTAAGGAACAAATTTTACTGTTAGGGTGTCTTCGTCATTTGGAATCAGTGAAAAATCTTTTATAATTTCCCCGTTCCGGCAGACTCGTGCCTGCGATAACGGGAAACCGGAATTTAATTCTTTGATTATTTCCGATATCGGCTTCGGAATCACATTTATTTTTGTGCGGCTTGATCTTAAAGGATGTAATTGAGCAATAATTTTAACTGACACGATAATATCCTTCTATACGCCCGCGGAGAAACGGATGGGTTTCTCTTTGGCATACACAGTTTGTTTTAATTCCTGTATGCAGGATATAACTGTTACCTGCAAATATACCTATATGACACGGATGTCCCTGTTCAGTTATAATTACAACAGCTTTTTCTTCCGGTTTAATTAATTTTTCTGCCGCAAGTACCGGGCGATGCTCTAAAAAAAGTTTAGTTGTTTCAACAATATTTAACGCATTGTTATAATCATTCGATAATTCAGGCAGTGTTTTTCCGTATTCGTTATGCAAAACTAAACGGATTAGTCCGTAACAGTCGCATCCATACATTGACCTGCCGTTAGAAACAAAGGGGATTCCAATATATTTCTTTACCCATTTATACATCAATAAAACATCCCTTCAAAATCTTCCGGAGTATATGAGTCTTTTGGAAATTTGCGATCAGCCAAATATAGATCATATAATTCACCTTCTATTGTTTCCTTAGTCGCACACACATTACGAAGCTTAAATTTAAGCGGTCCTCGTTCGTAAATATCCGGAGTATCAGCCATAATGACAACAATTTTTATTAAAATTTCCTGATGTACCGCCTTTTTAATTTCTTGAAATATTAACAAGTCTGTATTATCTATCGCGAGACGGCACGGGCGAGGCGCATCTTCAGTTTCTTCAGGCAGAAGAATTGAAAATGCTGCAGAAAAATATTTTTCTCCCCGCGAGATGATATTTTGCTTGTTATCAACGACCCGTAATAATACTCCGCCTGATGTTTCTATTGTTATAAGATGCAGGAAAACTTTTTCTGTTTCCGTTACATGGATTGCTTTTATTGCTTCCGGAGACAGCTTTTTCATAAACGCTCCAATGAAAGTGTAACTTCCCATAAACCGCCGATTTCATTAACAGTATAATCTTCTGTGAAGCGAAATTCGGCCAAATGATCGGAGCCGGGATCTTTAAAGTAAAATCTCAATACTCCGTCCGCTAATGCTATATGATAGAACTGTTCAAAAACAGCCAGCTCCGCATTATCAAATCTTTGCCGCCCTGAAAAAATTGTAGTATTTGCGGTATAACGTCTGCGAGCTTTCTTGGGGCCTGCATCCATTGTTGTGCGTACGACATTGCTCTGCGGCTGGATACTTAATCCTTCAGCTAAAAAATCCGCCGGCAGTATTTCAGGCCAAATTAATCCGGTCATTCTAAACTCCTACAGGACGTGAGCCGTAACGTGTCATTGCGCGATCAGCTTTACCAGATGATAAATGCCGGTTTATTGCTTCGCTAATAAATATATCCAGATTTTTACCGCCTTCGGAATTTTCCGTCTCTTCTTTATGAACTGCTTCGCCGGAATAATTATGTATTACTATGTTTACTATCGAGCCGCTGCCTGCAGTTTGTACGCCAAGATTTCCGTTCGGCATCCGAGTCAGCGGCATAATAGCTTCCGGTCCTGCTTCACCCATTAAACCAAAATTACTTCCATACGTAAAATATGTCGGACTGCTGACGATCTGATTTGTAAATGCTCCGCCTGATGCAAATGTGCGGGCAGCTTGTCCGTATTCATCAAACACACCGCCATGAGCGTGTTTTGTAGCTCCCTTAACAACACCCGATACAATAGCACTTACTCCGCCGGCGGCTACGAATGCTAAACCCATCGGAATCTGGTTGTTAGCTATTAGCTGCAAACCAGCCTGTAAAAACATCATTGGCAGCTGGTTTAAAATTTGCTGCGTCATCTGCACAAGCGCACGGCCCATGGAATCCATCGCCTCTTCACCTTCGCCAAGCGCCTTGCCGAACTCTTCAAATCCCGACATGGCAGCTGAAACAGAAAGCTGTAAAAACTGTGATGTTAAATCACTTATTATAACAGCCGCATTCTCTCCAAGTCCTTCGAGATTTATCATTAACCGAAGTAGGCTGTCTGATAATTCATTCTCCCAGCTTTTTACAGCCTCACGCGCTTCCTGAAGCGTGGCTGTATCAATTTCTATTTTAAAATACATATGCGCTTCATCACGCATTTGCGCGTAATATTCTCTTATTGCCGCGATTTGTTCTTCGGACTCTTCCGCAGCGCTGATTCTATAATCTTCTATCTCCTTAATTGCGTCTAACGCTGTCTGCATTTCGTGTTCTATGTCATCGATTCTTGACCTGTTGAACGTCCTGCGAAGGCTGCCTTCCTCTTCGAGATATTCCTTTAATGTATTTGCCGCCACTTCAGCGATACGCGCCTCTTCATCGGCAAGCTGATTAAATACTTTTTTGCGTTGAGCTTCGTAATATTCGTTGATTTGATCGATTACTTCCTGATCTGTCTCCAGTACATAATTTGCCAGAGCTTCCGCAATTTTCTTCTCGTTTTCTAAATTTATTCTGGCATACGGATCATCTGATTGATCAGCTTGGAACTGTTTGTATATTTCCGCCCATGCCGCTTTCCAATCCGAAGCTATTTTGTTTATATCAATAACAGGTCCTTGGTTATTTAATCTTGATAATTCATCGTTAAGCCCGCGCACAATTACAATTAACCGCTGGCGATCTGTCTCACTTAGATTTTCGCCTGATAGATACTGGTTAGCTGTTCTTAGCTGCTCATTTATTTTTTCAATACGTGCTGTTTGTGTGCCGCCGTACATTTCATCTATCCAATTTGTTCGGCGTCCAGTTAGTGTACTTCGTGCTGCTTCCAGGCTTTGACGAGCTATATCAAGCTGTTCCCTTTCAGAGATAACAATATCACCCCATTTTCGTGCTTCTATATTATTTCCGATCATTGCGTATTCAGTGGCGATTCTTGAATATTCTCTGATGTTTCTTTGTAATGTCATTATTTCTGAATTGATTGTTGTAATATTATTATTTATATTAGCATCTGACATATTCTTTAACGCGTTGGTAAAATCATTTACAGCGCTGGATGTAGCGTTTATCGCATCTCTTTGTTTGTATTGAGTTAAAGCTGCTTGCTCTGCTTCTTGTGATGCTTTCTGTTGGTGAGCTGAATATATTGTAAGACCAGCGGCGAGTCCTGCTACTGCGATTGTTGACGCAAGCACGACAGGGTTTAAAGCGCCAACAGCAAGATTAAGTTTCATTTGCGCGGTAAACGCTATACCGGCTTTAACAGCCATCGCGGAAAGATATCCTGTAAGTGCTACTAAAGCTCCTGTAAGTAAACCTTTAGTTATAGGACTTTCATTTATCGCGTTTGTTATATCTGTCAATACTTTTACGACAGCAATCGCCGCAGGCATGAAAATTTCACCGTAAGAAGCGGCTAAAGAATTTGTCGCTTCTTTCAAACCTTCCTGCATTGCGGAAAGACTTTGAGAAGAGAGTTCCATACCGCCGAAGTACTGACCTCCTGCGGCTGTAAGATCGTCTAACGCCCGGGAGAAATCTGCAAAACTAATCTGTCCCTGACTCGACATTTCCACGATTTCTGCGGTTGTTACGTTAAAATTCTTTGCAAGCGCATCTAAGATTGGTACACCCTGATGAAGATATGTATTTAAAACCTGCATGTCGGCTTTACCCTTCGCCGCCGCCTGGGAAAACGCATTTACGTAACTTGTCAATCTTTGAGAATTACCCTGCGATAAATCGCCAAACTTTGTCAGCTGGCTTTGCAAATCCTGAAGCGGTACTTTAGCGGCGACTAATACATTTGTCGCCTGCGTAAGGGTATCAAGATCAAAGGGAGTAACGTCATTGAAGGCTTTTATTTCGTTGAACAATCCGGCGCCCGCTTCCATGTCGCCTAACAAAATGCCAAACTGGTTTTTCATGGACTGGAAGTTATCCGCAGTTTCAAGGGCAAAGATGCCCATGTCTTTTATAAATGACAGCGCCTTAGCTGCGACGACAACTTCCGCAAGGCTGCCAAGAGCGTTCTTTATATCACCAATACTTGTTACTGTATCCTTTGCGGCAGTTTCAGCTTCTTTAAATGAGTTCTTAAGATTAGCGCCTTCGTTTTTTGAGAATTTTCCCGCTTCATCGGATAAGTCTTTAATTTCTCCTTTAAGCGCAGATACTATTCTTGAAGCTTCTTCAGCGGCGATTCGTATTTGTAATTCAAGGGTTTTGTCATTTGACATGTTTTTTACGATCCTCTTCACGCTGTTTTAGCTGCGCACGCTCTTCCTCATCTACTCTATAACGTTCAACTTTCAAAACAGCTAACGCCTGTGTTATCCATTCCGGCTGTTCCGCCCAGCCGCCTGCAAACGGCAGGCATCCAAGATTTTCGCACATGCAAAAAACATTTAACGCAGCATAAAATTCTTCGTTTATGTATAATGCCGCGTCACGGCTGTTAATAAAAATTGTTTCACCGCGTTCGTCCTTCGCCCGGGTATTCCAGAACAAATCACGCCCCGGACGTACGATTGCTTTATGCTTACCGGCGCGGTATATCCGGTAAGCGATTATCAGTTTTTTTCGTCAATAGCAGCTTCATCCAGAATGCGGTCAAACTCTTTAACGATTTCTTTTAAGAGCGGTTCAAAAACCAAAGGCGCGTCAATAAGATTCTGCGCGTTTATAATTTTTTGTTCCGGACTGTCGCCTTCGCCGTAAGAGCAATTGGATATAGAAATAATCATTTCCTTTAACGTCGCAAGCTCGTCTTTATCTACAGTTATTTCCATTTGCTCAACACGCCCGTCCGCCCCGGAAATCGCTTTAGCATGAGGTTTACTGCGGCAGCGGTTTTTAATCGCGACAGTCGGCTGCCTGTAACGCACTGTTATTTGATCTGTTACAGGAAGTTCCTTATTCCTGTTAAAGTTAGGTGTAAAGACACCTTCTTTTGATATTGATAATTTCATATTACGCCGCCTCCTGCGCTTCAATTGAATAGAATACAGGATCCATTCCTGTAAGCCTGCCTGAAGCGTCGTAAGACTGCGCGCTTCCCGATTGTCCGCCGAGCCTTGTGTTGTAAAGATAAACTTGAGCAAAAACAAAATCATCGGTTTCTTCCGGGAGCGCCGCTTTATTGACATACCCAAGCATGTAAAGAGCGCGGTTCGCTTCATCGCTTACCATGTATGTGCCGTCTTTTTTCTGAATGACAAGCTTCATACTGCGGTTTACTACACCGCCCGGGCGATCCGATTCACCGACTGTAAAGATTGATGATAATGAAAGCTGTGCGTCCTTTTTTCCAAGCCGGTATTTTCTGAATTTGTCATTAAGCCGCGTAACGTCAATTTCGCCCTGGGTAATGCCGAATGACCAGCTGGACGCATCCGCGACATGGGTTAAACCAAGCACACGGAATTTATCGCCTTCGCCGGGCACCTCGTTTCCAATCGCCGGAAACAAATCCCCCTTAATTAAACCTTCAGGAAAAATTGTAGCCGCGCCGATCGCGGTTATAACGCACATGTGCCTTTTTATGTCTGATGACGTTTGCTGACCTGTCAGTTCATTGATTGTTTTAACAGCGTCACCTTCAAATTCATTTTCGCTTAAATCTCCTGTGAAGATCATGCTGTCATCGCCTATAAGAACTTTTTGATTCCTATCATCCATTTTTACGCTCCTTGTTTACCGGTATTTCCGGGATTATTATTTTTATCCGTGTCATTGTTTTTTCCTGACGCTCCGCTTTTGTCATTTTTGACTTTTCGGGTTTTACCGTTCTTTGTTTCGTATTTTGTTACGTGAATAGCCATTAATATTCTCCTTGTGGAATTGTTATTACTACGATTCGATCATCATGCACGTCCTGTACTTTTATCGAATCAACACCGTCCATAAAACTGTCTTCTTCGCTGATAAACTGTATAATCCGGCTGTTCGGAATCTTTACAGGTCCCCAGTCTTCTGTTTTTTCAAGCCTTAAACCGTCAGAAAGCAAATAACTGTCTATCGCTTCAATCGCTTCGACAGCCTGTTTAAGACCTGTCATGCTTTCCGCTCTGCCGCAGACTGATACTCGCACGCGCAGCGTCCTGCTTGATTTCGCCGCTGGAACATTCGTTGGAATAAAAGTCTTTAACAAACTTACTTTGATAACAACACCGGCCTCATTAACAGACGAAGGCGTAACAATGACTTTTGTTTTAAACTCTTTACCTGCGATATTGCGCTCAAGTTGTTTCGCGAATTCGTTTAACGCGTCAAAGCTGTTCAAGCGCACTTCCAACCTCCTGCATTATTAATTGCATGTCATGTTCGTCTAAATAGAAAAACCTGCGCGCAGGAATCTCAACCGATTTTTTCAGATAGAAAAGAATATGGGATACATATACAAGATCACCTTTTTCATTTCTTTTTCTGCGTTTTTCCTGATAACAAACGATTCTTTTTTCTTTTGGAAAAAAGATTTTAAAACCGGCTGCTTTCATTCCGTTTAATAATTCTGTAACACCATACCCATAAGTACGCTGTAATTTTCTTGTGCCAGCCGCAGGTATCCAAAGCCATTTGGCGTTTTTAGCTCTTATCACTCCGCCGTTATTTTGAATCGCTGCATACGGCTTATTTGTACCTACGCTTACTGTTTTATCATCAATCACCTTATAAGTAATTGAATCGCGTAACGCTCCTGTATCCTGTAATGGCCGGCCATTTCCCCGATACGCTACAGTCGCAGGAGACAGCGGCGCGAAGCCTTCGCCTTTATGTATCTTGCTGCGTATCATCTCAACAGCCATGCCGCCTATTGTTTCAAGCTTTGCAGGCTGCTTTAAAGACGCAGCAAGTTTATCCAATGCTTCTAACGCCATGCGTCTTTAAAACCCTTACGCGGAGGTGGTTTCGCGACCGCTGCAGCCGTCCCTTTTTCCGGCGCTGTGTCAGCTTCAGGGAAATCTCCCCAAGCGGCGCGAATAATATCACGCGCTTTTATTCGATACTCTTTTCCGGCTTCTTCATGACCTAACGCTATGTGCAATTCGTAAATTGTATGTATCAGCACACATTCACGCACAACACTGTCATTAAAGTTATAAGGCACGCTTAGACGGCGAAGAACAGTACCCATAGAGATTACCGCCCGGGAGATCGCTCCCCAGACGGTATCATCCGATCCGTCAGAAAGCTGATTGTATAGATTTTCAGATAACCTTGCCCTGACTTCTTCCGGCGTAATTGGGTCCCCTAAAGGATTGAATGTCGCCATAACGGCTTCCAATTCCGGAGGCGTTTCGGAAGGAATGTCATATATACCCAATTGCGAAGCAATTGACAGCCTTTCCATGGTTACGCCAATACCTCCGCGTCCCTGATTGCGTCCACATTCGGGATCGTCATAGGGCGCGACTGCGCAATAAGCTTAAGCGCTTCCGGGTCTTTTTCTTCAACTGTGTCAATAAAGAACGGCAGCCCGGCATGGCTTGCGGCGAATGAATCAAGAGCGCAATACGCAAGGCTGAAAGAGTCATCTTTCGCAATTGCTTTAATTGTTTTTGCAGGGATGGCTTTTACGTTTGCCTTGGTTTTGTGATCGTAATACATCGCGTTACAGATAATGAATTTCGCGTTACCTATAAGAATATGATCGGGCATGACTTTGATGATGTCGCTGTTCTTGTTGGCAGCAGCAACGTTAACCAGCGCGGCGTAAACATCATTTCCGCAGAGGAAAACGATATCGGTTCCATCTGATGTTAACTGCAAGTCGCTGATAATGGTTCCAATGTCAGCAACGATTTCACCGGGTGTAATACCTGCAGCATTCCATTTCTTTGCAATGGTTACTTTTTTGATGCCATTGCCGGATGTGAAATCGACTTCATAGGTATCCAGTGAACCATCCGCTTCGCGGATCGCATAAGAAATCTTGCCGCTTAATGACTGCTGCGCTAAAGCTTCGGTCGTTTTGCGTACAATCTTTCGCAGCTTGTCTATCTTTCTATCGATAAGCTGTTTCACCTGTTCCAATCCGATGGAGCGCAATTCATTCGCTTCATGCGCGCCAATCTTTAAAGACGGCGTGATGTTCGCAGGGTCGATAAGTTTCAGCGTTGTTTTGTTCAAAGGTACGGCGTAAGACTGCGATCCCCTTGTAATCAAGGGAATGTTTTTCTCCGGCAAGCCGAGGTCCGCATGGGCGAGTTTATCCTTCGGATGGTTGAACCGTACCGATTCGGGATAAATAAGATCCATGATAAATGTGCGCATGGGTGGCAGCCTGTTTAAGGCGTTCACCAGCATGTCAATGACAAAAAATTTTCTAAGAAAATCCCACATATTAAAACGTGCCTCCTGTTACACGTAAATACCGACAGCTCTAAGAGCCGCGATTTGTCCTGCTGTCGCGTCAACAGGTCCGGTTGATGGAACATACTTGAGAATTTCGGCGGGTACCGATCCGTGGATCACTACATTGCCTGAAGTCTCGTTTTCTGCGACACGCCGCTGAAGTACGCCAATAATGTTTGATGTCGCGTTAGACGAAAGCGCAGTTGCCTGCCCCGGAATTGGCGTGGTGTTATCCATTGCCTGCACCATGATTGTGCCTTCGTCCCATGCAATGTGTGCATCAGGAAGCGAAAACGCTGTGATAAAAGGCGGATGCCTTCCGTCCGCCGCTGTGCGCGGATTAATTTCCGCTTGGGCTGTAACTCCGTTTACAATGGAGCACATCCATAATTGAAAAATATTCTTCATTACTGCCGCTCCTTAAATCGCGCCGAAATTAATCTGCTTTGCGCTGCTCGCAGATCCATCATCACCGTCAGAAAGATTCATTGCCCCTTCTTTCACCGCAGGGGTGAATGAAGAAACAAGCTCGATGAGGCAGTCAACCGAGGAAACTTTGCGTTTTCCTTCCGGGGCCTCGCTGTCGGAAAGCTCGATGGTTTTTCCATTATCCAACGCGTCGCAAAGACACAGAGCCTTTTCGCGGATCGGATTCGGAATTTTCTTGCTCTCCATCGCGGTTTTAAGCCGCTGTCTGTCCGATTCTTTCCTCTGCTTTTCAGCGTCGGAAAGAGCCAGTTTTTTTTCTTTTTTGAGCCGCTCGTTTTCATCTTTCAAAGCTTGCTCTTCTTCTTTGGTCATGGTACTCTCCTCATTTAAATTTGCGGCAGTACTCGCTGCTTTAGCGGCGCTGCCGGCGGAACCGCTCTCTTCCGATAAACTACCGGAAGAGGAGCTGTCCCTATTAACTTGCTGGCCTTCTGGCTCAAAGTTTTCTGGCGGAGTGTCGGAGAGATACAGTTGTTTCTCCGATGTTGAGGGGAATCGGCGGCTAACACCTTTATCAGACGCAGCGATTCCTAAATCTTCTTTGATTTCTTTTACAAGGTCTTTAATGGCGGGAGGCTCTTCGCCCAAATACGCGAGATGATGCAGATACATCTTGCTGTCGCTTGCTCTCTGCCGCGCTCCGATAGAGACATCAGGATAATATCCTGCGTCAACGGCTTCGGCGAGCGCGTCTTCTTCCTCAATTTCGCCTGTAAGTGTTTTTGTTGTTTCGTCATAAGAAACGCTTACAACATTTCCAAGCCGCGGCGATGAAGCGTCGGGCCAATGACCTGACAACGATACAGGGGCTTTTTTGATTTCCGGGAATGTTTCGGCGATTTGTTTCAATTCGTTTTCGGTTACAATCTGCGGATTGTCCTTTGTTCCGAATATTCCAACCTTCGCGATTTCTCTTTTTCGTATTTTCATGCTTTAAGAATGCACGGAAAAACACGGTTAAGCTCTAAATGGGATAAAAGGGGAATTTATTATTAACTGGTATAATAATAATAAAAATAATATAATATTATGTATGGGTGCAATATTAAAATCAACACATGAAGGTGTGCTCAAACTTGGTAAAATCAATATTGAATGTCATGTATTAGAGGACAAAGCACGCGTGTTTTCTTCAAGAGATTTAATAAAAGCTTTCAACCTACAAACTGAACAAAAAGATCAACCCCGTATTTTTAGAGGTTTCTTATTAAAAATAAGGCTTGTTTCCCTATCTAATGGAGAGTTAAGCAACCCACTAGCTAATCCGATAAAATTTAAAAGTGTTAAAAAAGGAGGATTGTTGACGAACGGTTATTCTGCTGAATTATTACCGGAAATATGTAATGCCGTTCTTAAACTTCAAAACAATTATATGTTACCTGTTGAATATAGACCCGCTGCTGTTAGAAGCAGAGAATTTCTAAATATCTTTGCAAAAATTGGAATTATCGCTTTAATTGATGAAGCTACGGGTTATCAGGAAGTTAGAGATAGAGATGCTTTACAACAAATATTAGACAAGTACCTTCGTAAAGAGTACGCTGCTTGGGCAAAAAGGTTTCCAGATGAATTTTACATCCAAATGTTCCGATTAAAGGGCTGGGAATGGAAAGGAATGAAAATAAACAGACCAAGCGTTGTGGGAAAAATTACCAATGATATAATTTACAATAGATTAGCTCCCGGAGTCTTAAAAGAATTACGGCGCTTAAACCCGCCTACTGACAGCGGAAAGAGAAAAACAAAACACCATCAATGGTTGACTGACGACTTTGGACATCCTGCGTTAGGCCAGCACCTTTACGGAGTAATGTTATTGATGAAACTGCCACAAGACGGAGAATGGGACAAGTTTTACAGAACTCTAAAGAAAGCTTATCCCGTGCTAGGAGATCAACTTGAACTTATAAACGATGAGGAATAATATCCCATTTTACCCCTAAATCCCACGACAAACAACCATACCCCCAAATTCCCTTCCCAGACCCTTTAAAAACACCCCTCTTAGAACGAAATTTTAACGGTTTAAATTAATCGTTTTGGAGAAACCGTAAAATTACACGCCTAAGGCAAAATCAGGCTGTCTGCGGGTTTTTTCTGCTTTCCTGTTCCTGCGGGTTTTGCTTCTTGATTTTCATCGGCGCGAAGCCCAAGGTAAGCAACGCGAACATTCCTAAAAAGAAACATAAATAAAACCAAGCAACCTGCGAATATCCCTTTTTTCCCGCCAGCCAGCAGCCCAGAAAAGCACAGCCTAATACTGTAACAACTAAGAAGCCTAACGGGATTAAATAAAAAGTTAAATCAATAGCGTTGAAATCGAACATGGAGACTCCTTTTAATAAAATGTTAAATAATTTTTATCTATATTCTCCGCATCCTTTACAAGATGATGAGTTAGCATTATTCACTTCATCACATTTTTTACAAATCCAGCTATCACCTTGAACACGTCTAACAATTGGTACAGGATTATTTATATTATTATCAACAGCGCTTGAATTTTTCGGTTTTATTGTGTTCTGATTTATTTCATTTAATAGTTTTTCATTGTATTTATTAGGAGCCCCACAAATTGCTATTAATGCAAAAGTGCCAAAAAAGAAACATAACCAAAACCAGATTGTCGAAGAATAGCCTTTCTCAATAGCGACCCATCTACCAAAGAATGGAATTGCAAGCCAATAAATAATTACAACAATTAAGACAATAATTCCTGTTCCGCCTGAAAAAAAATAATTCATTTGTTTTTCTCCTATAAATTAATATCTTTCAATCTGACCAATCACTCCACTTTTGTAATAGCGCAGTGAACCCTGCCAATAATCTGAATATCCTGACTCTCTTCCGGCTCTTCCCGGGTCGGATACTTTGGATTATCTGAAAGTATTATAATCTTTCCGGGAGCTTTTGTAAGCCGTTTAACAAAGCCTGAGCCGCTCATCCGCAGCGCATAAATCCCTTCGCCTGACCAGCCGCAGGAATCGCAGACTACCATATCGCCCCTGTGCAAGGTCGGATACATACTGTCACCGTCTACTGTAAGCGCGGCGACCTTATCGCCATACTTGGATAAATAGGCTGGTACACGGACAAGAGCCGACGAAGCGTCTTCTTCCGGCACCTGCGAGCCGCTTCCGGCGCAAAGCTGCTGATCCAGCAGAGGGACCACAAAAGCCCCTTCGGGAAGGTCAGCTTCGCTGTAGACTTGTAGCTGTTTGAAACCTGTTTTATTTACATATTTTTGTGTGTTATTTTCTTTTTTAATTAACATTTCCCCTTCACCGGAAATTAGCCAAGAAATATTAATACCCATTTCAAGAAACTTAGCCTTAACCTTATCAGGGAGGGTTCTTTTTCCAGTCTCATAATTCACATAAGTTTGATATTTTAATCCTAATTTTTCTGCAAATAGCATTTTTGTCGAAAACCCAAGTTTTTTCCTTACTTGCTCTATCCGCTCATCAATATTACTCAATATGAATAGCCTCCTAAAATATTTATTCAATTTGTTTAAATATCGGTTGACAAATATCCGATATGAGTATTATTATTCAAATTGAGTATTGGTGAACAATGTTCGCCATATTTTGCATACAGAGAAAAAAGTGGTGAACTCCATTCACCACTTAAATTATCGCTCAAAACTGGCAAAAAGTCGAGTTTGAGGCGAAGTGATATTTGACAGCGGGAGCATGGCAACGGCGGGATTGTACCGCTGCCCATGTGTTGATCCGAGCGCGGAAAATAAGTAACCCTGCGCCCGAAATATACGAACTTAAGCTGCGCCTAATAATAGGTGTGGTATATGGGACTGTACATGCAGGACAGCGGTTTTATTACTCCATTTTACGCTGTTCTGCGCGGGTGACTTGCTTTGCAAGTAGCGGGTTCGACCCCCGCCGGTTCCAATCCCGAGTGGGAAGGAGGTATTTATGAAAAATAAAACAACTAAAACCAGAGAACTTATTAAGATCATGAACGCTCTGGAAGTTCTTGGTTATCAGGTTGATTCTATCGAGATGCAGCCGGAAACTGGTTTTTACTTAGACCCAAGACAATGCCTTATTAAAATTACGGCTTCGCCTCTGATTGAGGTTCAGGTTTCCGAATCTCATGAACAAACACAGACAACCTCTTAGAAACAGCTTCTGCATCAATATCAATTATTCTGTTTGCGGGATTTGAGAGGATGATTTTTATCATCTCAAATTTAAGTTCTTGATCATTTTCTTTTAACGTGGCTTCTAGCCTCCTTTGCGCGGGTATTGTTTTTTGGCGATTCCAGTATACCACGCAAAGAGGCTTTTAATAATTATCCCAATAGGGAAGGAGGTATTTATGAGTATAGAAGTTAAAATGTTATTAAGTATGCTTATTTCTTGTATTTTCTTTTCTTTTTTTTGGCCTATCATTTTTGTTTCTGATATCCCGCGTAAAATCAGAGATTTTATTGTCAACAAATTCCGCCGCGGATTCCTCTCTGATGATATCAAGGATTTTAGCTTTAAATTCACAGGCTTTGGAGATGTACGAACTAACAAATTTTTCTTTGATGTCTGCGGTAAGAGTGTTGTGGAGCAGATGATCGAGACACAGCGCCATCTTACTAGTCTCCGCTGTAAAGCTATGCAACATAACAATTATATTGTTTACCCGAGTACTTCCGAGCATGGTACATCTATATCCCAAGTTGACTATTACAATACATAAATCTTTGTAATAACTTGAAAGTTCCCATGCTGTATTACATTTAAAAAACGGAAATTCAGAATCTTCAATGCCATCTAATGCTTTAATAATTTCTTCATATAAAGCAAGTCTTTTTGGAAAGATTTCATAAAAGAACCTCTCATTTTTATTTCGCTTCTCTGACATTGCGTCAAAAAGCCTTGTTAATAAAAACATAAGAAGTGAAGATCCAGCGGCAATACCTGCTGATAACAACATCACTGTTTCGTTACTCATGTCTCTTAGCCCTCCTTTGCGGCTGTGTTTTTTTGTGGTGATTAAATCATACCACAAGGGAGAGCTTTTTATTTATTTGTTTATTTCGCGTGGTGGAATAAAAAACCGCCCTGTACGGGGCGGCAATATCAACCGGAATGTGCGTAGACCTTGATACGTTACGCGCAAACCAATAGGAGTTTTAATTATGACAGAGATTGAAGATTTACGCAAGCAATTAGAATCAGAGGAAGCTTTGAACGAATCATTGCACAGGTACATTGAAGCGCTTGAAGGCAAAATAAAAATGCTTGAACAAAAAAAAGTATCTGCGGAAAACATGGCGAAGGAGCTTACACAGAAACTTAAAGAGCTGCTTCCATAAAAAAACTCACGGCGAAATGCCGTGAGCGTTACACATGAAGACCGGCGATGAATTAGGCACCAGTCTCAATATCAAACTAACACAATATAACACGCCTGTCAATGTGAATTATTTACAGGCGACAAGAAGGAGGATTTATGCGTTTAATAAATGAACTTTCAGGGAAAGGCTGCAGGCCGTATCCTCTCGACCGCGAACGCAGGAGAAAGGTTCTTATCGCATTGGCAGAACGTGATTTAAACACAATTACATTAGCGAAAAATTTAAAACTATCTAAGTCACTCATCTCTATGGTCATTAACGGACGCCGATTATCACCTAACACAGAACAGCGTATTGCTGACTTCTTGCGTAAACCTGTTGATGATCTGTTTCCGAGGCGTACACCTGAAGAAATCGGGAAGATGCGCAAGAAAGAAGCTTCGCTTCGTACGCAGTTAATGCAGCGTGCGCAGAAAGGCGAAGCTGCATGACAGGCTACATTAAAACATCAAAAATAGCCGCGGCTTTATGTGTCAGCCGTAAGGAAGTAAATAAGCGGGCTAAAAAAGAAGGCTGGCCGTGCGTTAAGCATAACGGCACGTTATTGTTTCTTGAAACAAGACTTCCGGAAACCGTAAGGCTCGCCCTCGCCGGGGAGCCGCGGGAAGCGTTATGCGAAAACAGCGGATTATCGCAGCTTACTGACAAGGCGCGTGAAGCCGCCAAAAACAGAAGCGCGTTGATTTACGAGTATCATCAGAGCGGGTTAAAACCCTCTGACTTCTGCGAAGCTTTTAACGCCGGGCAGATACTTCCGCGCCTTCAAAAACCGCTTGGCAATGTGTCGGCGCGGACATTGTACCGCTGGTTAGGTGAACAAAAAAAAGCAGGAGGGACAGGCGCCGGAGCTTTGGCGGCTCTCGCGCCGCAGTACGGAATAAAGAAGAGCGGCGCGGGTGTTACTCTTTCTCCTGTCGAACGGCATCTGCTGCGGGAATACTGGCTGAAAAACACGCGCCCCTCGATGGCTCATGCTTACCAGCTGATGAAACTTTCGTATCCTCATTCACTCTGCACTTATCAGACAGCGGCGCGGTTTCTGCAAAGCATACCTCCAGCGGAACGCGATTATTTCCGACTTGGAAAGAAACGTTTTGAGGATCTGTATCTGCCTTACGTTGAACAAAACATTAATCAATACCGCTCTCTTGATTTGGTTATATCAGATCATCATGTGCTCGATTGCGTAGTGTTATATAACGGTAAACTAATCCGCCCGTGGATCACAACGTTTCAGGATTATCGCAGCGGAAAGATAGTCGGATTTTTCCCGACAGTAAAACCGTCGAGCTTGTCTATTATCGCTGCATATTATGTCTGCTGTATACGTTACGGAGTGCCGAAAGCGGTGTTATTCGACAACGGCAAAGATTACAGATCAAAATTGATTAACGGTTATCAGACAACGGCTAAACAGTTTAAACCTGACGGTCTTGAGGAAGATGTGGAGATATTTTTTCAGGGAGTGCTGCCTGCGTTCGGAACGAATGTGCATTTCACAAAAACATATTCTGCAAAATCGAAGGGCAGGCAGGAAAGATATTATCGTATTTTGGGAGAGTATCTTTCTAAAGATATCGGCTCCTATGTAGGCTCCGATACTACTACACAGCCTGATGACGCAATTTTAATGTGGCGCTCAATCAACGGAATGGCAAAGCGTGAAGATATTCCCTCGTGGAATTATTTTACAAAAGCAGCTGCATCGATGATCGAATACATCAATGACACGTTTATTAGTCACGGTAAAGGAATGGACGGAAAAACCAGAAGCAGAGTGTTTACTGAAAACCTTCCCGGACAAATAAAACATGTATCAAAAGAAGAGCTTCAGCAGGCTCTATACAGGAGCGAAGTGCGTAAATGCGGACGGAACGGAATTAAGCATCACGGAGTAAATTATTATCATCCGCGTCTTATCGAATACGCGGGGCGTGATGTTGTTATACGCAACAAAATAATCACGGATAACGAAATGCCTGTATACGCGATAAACGGCAGTTATATTTGTACCGCGATCGGTGACTATTTCGCCGAAGGAGCGAATCTTAATCAGGCGATAAAGCATGTTGAGAGCGTACGTAAACATACGCTTTTATCACTTGCAGAAAGAGGTACAAACGAAGTAGCGATAGCGGCGGAGCAAAAAATCATGCTTGAAACCGCAATGAATATTTACGATGAATCGCTTCCGTCAATCGAATCACTGCTTGGCGAGCCTGAAGAAAGTCAAGAAAAATTACCGATGGCAGCGGGAGCTGAAGCTGTTCCTGTTAAGAAAAATAAGTATCTCTCAATTCTGGAAGCAAGTCCGGAAAAATTTTTACACATGGAGGACTAATATGAATTTAGGAATCAAAGAACGCCTTGAGGAAACCCTGGAAAAATACGGGATTTCACAGGCGCAGGCGGCGCGTGAGATTAATTACTCACCGTCAGTATTGAGCGCATTCCGCAAAGATGAATACAAAGGCGATGTGCAAAAACTGGAAGCGGCTATTGTGCAATGGCTTGCACGCCAAGCGAAGGCGCGTGAACGCAAGCGGGTTCCGGTAGTGGAAACAAGCGATCTTGTGCGAATAACAAACGCTATTCAAATCGCGCACACAGAAAAAGACATCGCGCTCATCGTAGCGGACGCAGGTTCAGGAAAAAGCACCGCCGCGTCATGGTATGCGCAATACAACGAGAAAGGAACTGTGCTTATAAATGTTGTATCCGGCATGAACCGAAGAATGCTGGTGCATGAAATCGCCCGTCAATTATCTGTTGATATAATGAAAGTGTCGTATAACACACTTGTTAAGAACGTTTCTGACATGCTCTTTGAACGCGATATGGTCGTAATTCTTGACGAAGCGGACTATCTGCGTCCGGACGCGCTTGAGTTTACGCGGCGGCTTGTATACGACCTTGGAAAATCGGGGCTTGTGCTTATCGGGCTTCCGCGGCTTAAGTACCAGATACAAAACCTGCGTAACGATCACCGCCAGCTTGAAAGCCGTATCGGTGTATGCCTTCATCTTTCGGGGCTCACTAAAGCGGACGCTGTATCAATCGCGGAATCTGTCTGGCCGAAAATCAACAAGAAAATCGTGGACGCTATTTTTAATGTATCAAAAAGTGATGTACGTCAGTTTACAAAAATCATTGAGCGTATGCAGCAGACAATGACGCTTAACAATGTGTCAGAGCCTGATGTCGACATTGTTGAAAGCGCAGCGTCTCTTATTATGAGGCGCGCAGGAGCGGCGGCATGAGTAAAAGCATTGCACCTAACAATATTATTGGCGTCAGGGAGAAAAATAAGCTTGCCGCTATATTTGCAGAAATAACTGAATACGAAAAAGAGGCGAGAAAACTTTTAGCTAAGACAGCGCTAGCGTATTACAACGCCGGAAATATACTTGCCGGAATCATAAAAAAATGGGAGTCCAAAACAAAGCTGACAGCAAACAGTTTAGCCGATGTTACAGGATTTCAAGAAAGGCGCATAACGCTTGCGTTAAAAATCTTTAAGCACTTTGAAAACAATCCTGACGCGCTTAAAGGTCTTACCATGCGTGACGCGCTAAAACTAATCGCGCCTCCCGCGCCTTCAGGAGAGGATGGTTATAACCGTATTGACTTAGGCGGCGATTCCGGACAAATGAAATTTAATTTTGGAGAATTATTTGAGCTTCCGGCGGCTGGAAATCATTCATTGAAAAACTACCGGACTGTAGGTAATCAGTTATCTGAAATTATTGTTGTAAAACGCACAAAAGGCGGCGGTCTTATCAGTAAAGAATTTGCGAGTTTTTCGGAAGATGTTCCGCAAAATAAGTTACTGCGTCATGCGTATACCGTCATGTCGCAAAAAACACAAGCGGCGATTGAAGACTATCTTGCCGCTTTAGAACAGTCGGAACATAGTTCCGATGAAAAAAGTTCCGGGGAGGCACAAGGATGAGTGCAACTAAAGCTGCTGCAGTAACGCACAGAACCGAGCTTGCAGAAGACGGTTATGCGAAAATCGAGGCTAAGATTCAAAAAATAGAAAACTTAGCGTATAACGGCGTATTCGCCGAAGCAAGCAGAGCTTCCCGGTTTCAACAAATCGGGATGGAAGTAAAACAATTACGTCAGATTCTTCGCGAGGTATTGATAATTGTGCCTGTAGCGGAAGGAACTAAGGGGGATGCGGCATGAGAGTTAATGGTAAATCCATAGGTGTTATTCCAGGGAAAGAGTTCATAGATAAATTTGGAGACTATTATTACCCTTTAAGCAGCCTTGAAGCTGCCTTCAATTTAACAGGATTGGATATTGAATTTGATTTAAAATCTACTTCTAAAATAAATCTTTGGGTAACAATTAATTACAAAGGCGGAGTAACGTGCAACATTTCCATTTTAGGTGACAGTCCAGCTCAAGCAATTAAAGACATAGCAGAGGCAGTTAGCTTATAAAATGTCGTTTGACATTTTCAATTTAAAACGCGCTTAAGCGCATTGGAGGATTTTATGGCAAGGACAAAAAGTAACGAAATGACAATCAAATCGCTTGAGGAGGCCGATTTCATTCTAAAAGAAATGTGCGAACTAGAATCAAAAATAGAAGAAATTGACAACGAAGCCAATGAACAAATCGCACAGATTAAAGAGACAGCCGCGAAAGAAGGCAAGCCGTTACGCGACAGATATAAAAGCTGCGTAAAGGCGATGGAAGCGTTCGCGCGTTATTTTCGGGGCGAGTTTTTCAAGGATAAGAAAAGCCTCTCACGCACATTCGGGACGTTCGGTTTCCGCAAAGCCCCGGACTCAATCAGCGTAACAAAAGATACCGCGGATCTGCTTCAAAAGCACGGGCTTGATGAGTATGTGCGCACAAAGATTGAACCGGATAAGGAAGCTATGCTTTCACTTGACGATGAAACACTCGCAACAGTGGGCGCCGCAAGAAAGCAAAAAGAAGATTTCTTTGTCGAAACAAAGCGCGAACAGGTGAATCAGGATCAGCTTAAAAAGAGCGCGTAAGCGCAGCTAAAGCAGCTAATTAATCCCGGACGGCGCTGGATGTCCCGTCCGGGGCATTATAAGAAGAGGTATAAAATGACTTTCGGAGAAAGGTTAAACATGGAAATTAAACGTAAAAAAATACCACGTAAATTATTAGCGCAGCGGGCAGGAATAGGTTACCGCAGTATATTAAATTATTGCCATAGACCATGCTTTCCAAAAGCTGATATTGCTGTAGCACTTGCACAAGTACTAGGCGTAACTGTCGAGTATCTTGTAACTGGTGAACAGGAAGCTAATCATGAATAAACTTGCAATCATTCATGTTGCGAAAAAACAGCTTGGTCTTGATGATGACGCATACCGCGCAGTTCTTGCAGGAGCAGGAATTTCCAGTTCAAAAGATATTAAAACGACTGCGCAGTTTAATACTGTAATGAGCGCGTTTCAACAATTAGGTTTTAAGTCTACATGGATCGGTAAACCAGTTAACAAAGTCACAGGCACTCCCGGGATGATCAGTAAGCGGCAGGAGTATTACATCAACGGTTTATGGCAGCTTGCAAGCCGCTTTAAAGATGAGGCGAGTTTAAGAAAAATCGTTAAGCGCATCGGCAAGGTTGATGATATATCATTTTTGCCAAAACGGTCCGCATCTGCGGTAATACTTGCGCTGCGGGATATTTGCTGGAAGGCTGGATTTAATCCGGATACCAAGGAGGGGATTTATGTTTCTAACGGTAAAAGAAGCGATTGTATTACTTCAAATGAAACCGCATCAAATATATTATCTTCTGATGATGGGAGAAATAGAATCGATCAAGCTAGGCAAAGCATGGCGGCTAGCGCGGGAATCGGTAACTGACTATGTTAAGCGAAATCCTGGAAAAAAACTTACAGAACCTGCCTGCAATTTTGTCTATTCGGGAAACGGCGGCAATCTTTTCAGTTGCTTATCTGACTATTTACCGGCTGATACACTCGGGGAGACTTCCGGCATGGAAGGACGACGAAGGATACTGGTGTATTGCACGGACAGATCTAATAAAATATTGCTCACGAAACTCAAACCTATAAACCAATTGGAATTATTCTCCGCGTAAAATAAATATCTTTATCCCTATTAGAGTAGTTAAAACAAATCTTTGATATTTATTTTATTATGAAAACAAATATTTACAAGAAAAATTTAACGGAAGCGCCTGATACTTCATTACAGGAAGTTCGTCATTATTATCTCAAAGAACATAACGAGCCTAAAAAATGGTGTTGGACAAAATTTATTACAGGGTTTTTAAAACACAAACTTATCGCATTCCTTGTTACAACAGCTCTGGTTATTTGGATCATTTCATGGTTGATGTATTTACATTCAACACCCGGTTCATTTGTTTCAGATGGACTTATGGTTTTCTTCTACATCGTTGGAGTTGTTTGGGGCGTGACAATTTTTATCTTTATATTAAGCGGAGCCATCGATAATATGGTGAGCAATGCAAAATTGAATATGGAGATTAAAGCGGGAGCGCAGGCGAATTTAAATGCTGACGCAGCGGAAATAATAAAGACAGTAAAGGGCGGCGGCAAATGATCATAAACGTATCAAAAGAAGGCGTTAATTATGTTAATTAACGGATGTCAAAACACTTTCCCGCATGAGGAAATAAAAATGTACGGCTGCTTTTATTTATCACTCGTCGCGTGGGTTGAAAAAGCCTTTAACATGGATTTTTCAAACGAAAAAATTATAGCGATGTTAGATGTATTAAAAGATAAAGGATGGATTAAATCGAAATGTAATATAGCCCATCCTGCTATGGTATTTAATTATATTTCCGGAAAACCAAAATATTTTTTGGATAATTCAATACAAAAAGAAATTCCTTATACTATAAGATTTCCTGTTTTCTATAACGGCAATCCTACTCACTTCGCTCTTGGAACGCATGATGGAAACGGGGGAGTAAAGATTGCTTTTGATCCCTGGGCTCCGACTGCTGAGGAAAGGGGAATGAAAATAACTCACTTCAGATCTTTTAGATAGGGAGCATTGAATTTTTTCAAGGGGGTTTCATGTGCAAAAAGATTTTTTCAAGTCATTATTTCAGATGTTTATTTGCGCTTTATTTCTTTATGCTTTTTTGTTTTTATTCACAGGATGTTCCAGCACAGGAAAATCCGCAGCGTTGGTTCCTGATATCGGAATCGGAGCTGCGGAGTATCGAACTATACAAACAGAACAGCGAGCGGGAGAAACAGAGCTGGCTGTCACAGGTACAAAGCTTGAGCATGAGAGCAGAGAGATCAGAACAGAACTCAATGAGCTTGAACAGTCAATTATCGCAAGCCAGGGAACAGAACAGGAGCTTGGAGAAATTATTCTACGAGTACGAGCAAGGGAAGTCGATCCAGCTTTCATTGAAGAATGGCGAATTATATATTTTAAAACAAAAACTTTCAAATGAAGAAGGCAAATCCCGGCAGCGACTTTTTATTCTAATAATAGTTATTGTTATTAATACAATTGTTTACAGTTTAATGTTATACCGATTTATCAAATCAAGGAAGTGAGAATGGAAGCAGGTTTTATAGCTTTATTATTATCATGGGGGCCCACAGCAGCATCAAGTGTATTAATTTTCTTAGTTTCATATATTATAAAAAAATCAAGAGATGATTCAAAAGAAAACGCAGAGAAAACTGTCAAGCTTCGCGATGACATTTATAAGTCATTAAATATTTATATGGATAGATTGACAAGAGTTGAGCATGAATATGTAAAAACTGAAACGTTCTTAACTGAACTATCCGGCTGGCGCTCGGAAATAAATAGATTATATGACCTATATAATACTCAATCTTCATCATTTACGCAGAGCATAATAAAAATTTTAACACAGGGGAAAGCATGAAAGACAATATTTTACGGGGAAAAATACTCGATCTTCTCAAAAGAATTTATCCGGATGGAATAGAGAAGAAAACTTTTTTTACTGCTCTGTTTCAATATCACAAAGCTGACGATATAAGAGCGTCACTTGAATATCTTGTCGATATGGGCTTTATTTCTCTAACAGAACATCCGCATCCTATTTTTGAACATGAAAAAGTTCAATGGTATAAGTTATCTCCCACAGGCGTAAACCTTTTAGAAGGTAATATAAAAGAAGATCCCGGCATACTCGTCCAACGGGGCTAATTATGGGACAGAAAAGCAAAGCTGACGTACACGGCTTAAAAGAAATAATTATTAAGCATTATGACAGCGGAAAAAAAACAATTGCTTATGTAACAGAAAAAACCAACGAGGAATTACAGCAGCAAGGTCTTAAACTTACAATAAGCCGCGAAGCGATCCGCCGCTCTATTCGTTCTTATGAAGATGAAATTACTGACATCAGAAAAAGCGTCGAAATGTCAAAAGCAATCGCGGAAGTTTTTAAGGATCATCCGGGAACAGAACAATCGGAAGCTATGCTCATTTATTTACAGCAGTTAATTTCTAAAGAGATACGAACTTATGAGAGCATCAACTTTGAAGATCCCGCCGAAATGATTATTGCCACAACAAAATTAACACAAGCGCAGGCGAAGCTGTCGCAATACCGCACCAGTGCAACCAAAGCCCTCGACAAAGCAAAATCGCAATTAAAAGCTGAACTTCAAAAAGCGATTCAACATGACAACGAACTTTTTGAACGTCTTTGTAAAATCGTCGATGAGGCGAAGGTGAAATAGGGAGGAATATATGTCAAAGGCAATACTTGAAATTGAAATGCCAAAATCGTGCGGAGATTGTAGTTTAAAAGGTAATAACGAAGATTTAGATTATGAAGATCATGAAGGATATGGCGGCGCTGTATGTTATGCAGAGAAATCTCACTACATGGAAGTAAGTGATTATTTAAATGCAAACACTTGTCATCCTGATTGCCCGCTTAAAAAAACGGAAGATAATCTGCGGTGGGAAATAATCGATCTTGGAACAACGCAAAGAATAACAGGTCATCGTTGTCCGAATTGTGGTGCTGAGAAATATACGTGTAAATTTAACTACTGCCCCAATTGTGGTGTTAGGCTTTTACCGCCAATAAAGGTAAACTAATGAGCGATATTCTTTCCGATTTGATAGGAGATGAACGCTCCGCCGTAGAAAAATCCAAAGCGCAGAGAAAACGCATTGAACGTGCAAAAAAAGATTTTGGATTTTTCTGCCAGACTTATTTGCCTGATTATTTTTTCACAGACCCTGCTGAATACCAACAGATTTTATACAATGTCGCTGACAAACAATCGCTTTCAAAAGACACTGCAAACAGCCTTAAACCGTTTATAAATGAGCGTTATCACAGCCTTTTAAAACCGACTGACAACCTTGCAGGCGCGATGTTCATTGAGCCGCGCGAACACGGAAAAACCGTCCGCTGGTCATTCGCTTATGTGCTTTGGAATATCCTCACAGGAAAAAAGCGTTATGCGCTGCTTATAGGCGCGTCAGGTGATTCAGCACGCGAAAACCTTATCAATATAAAAATCGAGCTTGAAGAAAACGAGTTTATTCTTGAAGACTTCGGTTTTTTAAAAGGCGATGTCTGGCGTGATGATCGTATCGAGCTTAAAAACGGAACGTGCATTCAAGCCAAAGGTTCTGGCGCGTCGATGCGCGGCACACGCTTCAGGCAGTATCGCCCCGATTTAATAGTGTTAGACGATATTCTCAAAGATGACGCGGTTGATTCTCCTTCACAGCGGGATAAAATTTCGCGCTGGTTTAAAAGGGTTGTTTTCAATCTTGGAAAAACCGCTTTCATCATTTGGGTAAATACCATTTTTCATTCTGATGATCCTATATCGCGCCTTATCGAAGAAGTTGAAGCTGGAACGCTCAAGCGGTGGATTGCCGTCCGCCTCTCCTGCCTGCGTCCTGACGGCTCCCCACTCTGGCCAGAATATTGGTCATCCGAAACTTTGGAAGAAAAACGCGAACAGCTCGGTTTTGATAATTTTTCTACAGAATGGTGCAACGAGCCGCTTTCCGATGAACAGCGTATCATTCAAAAGTCTTGGATAAAAGCGCACACTTACCGCGAGCTTCCGCCCGCGAACGAACTGCGTTTTTTCTGCGGCGTGGATCCTGCTACAGGCAAACACGACCGCACAGCGGAAATATCAGGAGCGGTTCACAAGAGAACAGGCATCATCTATGTTTTGAAACCCTGGGCGAAGGTATGCAGCGAAACGGCAACCGTCAGGCAGCTTGTTATCCTGCATAAACTTTACGGCTTTGAACTTATCGCATGGGAAGACGTTGTTTTCTCCGGCATCTACGGCAATTACGTGCAAAAACTCGCCGCTGAAGAAAACGTTTATCTGCCGATTAAAAAACTTTCAAACACAATTTCCAAAGACGCAAAATGCCGCTTCCTCTCGCCGCTTATCGAGAACGGAATAATCCGTTTCCCAGAAGAGGGCGCGCAAGATATGATCGACGAACTCTGCAATTTTCCTAAATGGAAATTTGACGATCAAATGGACGGCTTGTATCTGCTTGTCAAAGTAATACCTTCGGGAAGCGGTGCGCCTGTGGTTGAAAAAGCTAAGTCTGCGATAAACACCAAAGCGCAGGAAATTATTCAAAGGGTAAGGAGATGGTGAGATGACCGATAATAATTTCGCATATTATCTTCTTGAGCTTATGTCAGGTTTACACGATTGTCATGTGTGCAAATATCCAATAGAACAAATAAGCGGCAAAGGCAGAAAACGAACTTATTGTGATAAATACAAAATGCCCATAAGTAAAGTTCGTAATAATTGCATAGATCGTTTCGGAGGTTTCACTGTTAAAGAAATAACCGATATAACAAAACAATACAGGCAAGGCAGAGCAGAATTTCATCTACCTGACAGGACGGTCGCATAGGAGTATATATGACAACTAAAGAAGCTTTTCCATTACAACTAAAAAGAGCAAGAGAAGCACGAAAAATGACACAACAGGAATTGTGCAAACTTGCTGAAACACCTTCAATAGCTCAATTTGAAACAGGTGCAAGATTGCCGAACGCAGAAAATATTGTAAAACTTGCATTTGCGCTTAAAGTGCGTACTGACTTTCTATTAGGTGTAGATAACGCTATTTATTGGGACGGAATAACGCAAGCGCAGTTAGAAACATTAGAGACACTTCTTCAGTTATGGAGAAAGCAAAACAAGAACACTGAACTGTTGGAGGAAAAATGAAAAAGTCCGATAAAACAACTTTAACAACGCAGGTCATTACCGATAACATGCTTGGGAGTTTTCTCAATTACATGCCGAACCCGGATGATTTCGCGCCCGGTACAAATTCATCGTATGAAATATATCGTGATATGCGCACAGACCCGCGCATTAAATCCCTGCTTGGAAAACTCAAAACGGCAGCGCTTAATTTTCCTATTCATATAACACAACCGGAAGGCTGCCCCGATAAAGTTTTTGAACTCGTTAACGGCTTCGATCTTTGGAAGAGATTATATTCAAAATTAAAAAGGATTCTTTCCGGGCTCGATTACGGTTTTTCGGTTTCCGAACTTGTCTGGCTGCATAAAGACGGCGTTTGGATTCCCGACAATATCATCACTAGAAAACCGGAGCGTTTTGTTTTCGGGCGTGATTGGCAGTTGTATCTTAATCAGCTTGGAGAGCGCAAGCCTTTGGATCATCCTTACAAATGGCTTGAATATCACCATGACACAGACGATGAAAATCCCTACGGCACAAGCGTTCTGCGCTGCGTGTATTGGGCGTGGATGTTCAAGCGTGCAGGCTACGAGTTCTGGGTTCAAGCTACAGAAAAATTTTCTGTAAGATCAATCATCGCGCTTTTTAAAGCTGACGGCGATGCAAAAACAATCGCAGACAGAGCGAAAGAAACAGCAGAAATGCTATTGGGTATTACATCAGGTTCTACTGCGGCGGTTGGGAATGTTGATTCTATTCAACAGGTCGATATGGCAGGTGATTTAATTGGTTTCGCTTCACTGGTAGACGCTTGTGACACGCAAATCAGCTATGGTCTTACAGGGCAGTCGATAGCGACCAGCAAAACCGAAGGCGGCAGCCTCGCTCTGGGCGAAGTGCAATCTGATTTATTTTATGAAGACGCAATCGGTATCGCCACTGAATTGCAGACGCTTATTCAGAAAGTAATTGATTGGGCTGTCGAGCTTAACGGCTATACCGATATTGTTTCGCCAGTGATAAAAGTCGAGACAGAGAAAGAAGCCAGCTTTGATCAGCTGATGAAAGCAATCGAAAAAGGAATCCCTGTCTCAAAAAAAGCAATGTATAGTCGTTATGGTATACCCGAACCTAAAGGTGATGAAGACACTTTCGTTATGGAAAAATCTTCCACAGAACTTAATTTGTCTGATTCAAGTAAAAAAAAAGCACAGGCAAATCCAATGATACGGATTATGTAGCTCTGGAAAAAGCTCGGCTCGCAGAACTGGACGGCTTAGACAAAGCGGCTGTTAAACGCATAAGCAAGAGTATTTCACATACCATTATAGAGTACTTAGATAATATTTTTAGAACTTATGTACCTTTTGAAGAACAGCTAGAATGGCTTTATATTCCTAAAATCGATACTGCCCTTGTAGAAGAAACGCAGACGCTTATTGCGACAGCGTTATTAATGGGAATGGATCATGCTACACGCAAAATAAATGCCGCTGATACGGAAATACCGCCGCTGCCGTTTGAGGAAGCCGTCTCTTTTATGAAGGGACGTGTTCCAATGACAAAAACAGAGTGGAATGAGCTTGAACCGAAACTGCGTTTCCGTGCGTTCACTGTCGCACGACTTGCGCAGTGTGATTTTATCGAAACTGTCAGAGGACGGCTTATAAACGCAATGGAAAAAGGCGAAGGGTTTGCGTCAACATGGAGCGATATCAAAGCAATTGCGGAAGCGGACAACGCTTTTCAATTCAGACCCGGCTATTGGGAAAATGTTTTTCGCACAAACACACAGACCGCATACACAGCCGGAAAGCTGATGCAGTACCGCAATAATCCGCCGCCTGCATGGAACCTTCTCATTGTCGATGACAGCCGAACATCGGACATCTGCCGCGGATTAATTCACAGCGGAAAACAGTCTCTTGCGATGCCGTCCAATCATCCGTTCTGGGAAAAATTCGGCTTTCCGCCGTATCACTTCCAATGCCGTACCGGATTGCAAGCGGTTTATTCGTCGCAGATAGGCACAGACATTCAAGTTGAAAATCCGACGATGAAAAGCCTTGGCAAACACTTTAAACCGATGGAAGGGTTCGGCGGAAATCCAATTGAAAAGGACTGGTGGGACTTAACTGATGCCATGAGAAAGCGAGCGGAAAAATATGGTATTGCTGAAGAATTTAAACATAAAAAAGAAAACCTTGTTTCTGATCCAATAAAAAATAAAATGCAGCAATCTCTTGAAAACGAAAAAGACATCAGAGAACTTGGTCAAATGGTAATAGATAAAGCAAATGAAGAAAACAGAGATATAATCGAGGTGCTTAAAGAATATCGTGAGTTTGGAACTGATCAAAAACATACATGGATGAAAGGATCAAATTCATACGCAAAGGAAGAGGTTATAAAAGCCTTGCAGAATTATCCGAGAGAA